TCATAGTTTTATTGTTAAGCGACCTTTTATTTATTTTTTAAGAGAGAAGGAGTAGAGTTTAGAACAATAAATTAATTTTGGTTTCTGCTGGCTACTCCTTCTACATCTTTATTATACTTTTAATATTTTAGCATTGTCAATAGTGGATCTGTGGATAACTTTTAGAGTAGTTTTTAAGCCATTAAATAGCGAGAAGTGTATATTGTATATATAGGGGACTATGCCAAAGAAACTTGAGCAAAAATTAAAAAGAGAAGCCAAAAAGAAATTTGGCACAACTACTTCTGAAAAAGCAAAACGCTATATTTACGGAACCCTCAGAAAGACAGGGTGGGTTCCATCATCTCAAAAAAATGGAAAACGAAGAAATAAAAAATGAATCTCAAAATCCTGAAAAAACTGGAAAAACAGGAATTTTAAGAGACGAAAAGGGAAGAATATTACCGGGGTCTGCTTCATTAAATCCCAAAGGAAGAGGACCTGAAACTATATCATTTACTGCAGCACAGAAAAGATATTTTAGAGAACACCCCGACGAATTTGAGAAGTATTGTGAAGATATAAGAAAAGACCCTAAAATGAGAAAGATTATGTGGAATTATATTGATGGAATGCCCAGACAAAATGTTGGATTAGAGGGCAAAGTTATTCATATACATATCGATTCAGATATAGCAGAAAAAAACAATGTTATTACACCCAGCACAGAAGATAGTAGCGAAGGACAATCATAGGTTCCGTGTTTTAAGATGTGGTAGAAGAAGTGGAAAGACCAGTTTGATGATAGAGGAGATTAAAGGGATTGCTCTTTCAAAACCAGCTCGCATAGCATATATAGCGAGAAACTATCAACAGGCAAGAGATATTGCTTGGGATATGCTACTTAAAGAAATGAGAGGGGCGATAATTTCAACTAATGATTCACGATTAGAATTAAAGATTAGAAATATTCAAGGAAGTGAAAGTTTAATTTTACTTAGAGGATGGGAAAGTATTGAAAATTTAAGAGGGCAAGCATTTGATTTCTTGTGTATAGATGAAGTGGCTTTTATGAAGAATTTTTGGTCCAACTGGGAAGAGATATTGAGACCAACTTTAACAGATAGAAAAGGCAGTGTATTATTTGGCTCAACCCCTAATGGATTTAATCATTTCTACGACCTTTGTAATAAAGAATTAGTAGATAGCACATATAAAACATTTCATTTTACTTCTTGGGATAATCCTTATTTACCAAGAGAAGAAATAGAACAAGCCAAAGCAACTTTACCAGAAGAAGTATTTTTACAAGAGTATGAGGCAAGTTTTCAAAAGAAATCAGGATTGGTATATAAAGAGTTTCAAAGGAGTTTACATCTTTATGATGAGCTTCCTAAGATGGAACTTATTAAGGTGGCTGGCGTGGACTTCGGCTTTAAGAACCCGTGCGCCGTGCTACATATATACACAAATGGAGATTTCTTCTTTGTAGAAGATGAGTGGTATAAAACAGAACGAACAGATGCTCAAATAGCGGAATATGTAAGTTCTTGTAATTTTCAAGCAGTATATCCTGACCCGGAAAGCCCCGGTGGAATACAAGAGCTTAAAAATCATAGAGTAAATACTAGAGAAGTGTGGAAAGGTAATGGAAGCTTAGAAGCAGGAATTCAAAAAGTTAGAGAACTCTTTATATCAGGCAAATTAAAAATCAATAAGAGATGTATAAATCTTATATCCGAGTTAGAAATGTATTCTTATGATGAACCAAGTAGTGATAGAAACCAGAAAGAAACGCCAATAGACGCATATAACCACGGATTAGACGCTTTAAGATATGTTGTTATGACTCATCAAGCATCTCCTCGAGTTATACATAAGCAGGAAGAATTATGGGAAAAAAACAGAAGGAACCTATCGCAGACAACAAGATAATACCAAAAAAACTTCATTTGGCATGGGTAGGAGATAGACCTTGCCCGAAAGATTGGATTATGAGTTGGCGGAATAAGCATCCTAAATGGGATTTCTATAAGAAAAAGAACTGATGGACAAATTAAATAGTTTATTATGAAATCACTATATAATATAATAACTGATGCAGAAAAAGCGTTAAGATCTGGTAACCCTATTAAGATAGGGAAATATGCGGAGCACGACCACGCAGAAGTAATCGCAATGATAGAGGCGTATCTTAACAAACAGCATATATCGGGAAAGTTTGATTCTAAAGGAAGAGAAAAGCCTTTTTATGATATAGTTACTCAAGCAGTTAATACTTGGTATAAGGCAACTGATATTGATAGAAAGAATATAAAGTTTTTACCTAAAAACGCAGGGCAGAGATTAAAAGCATTTATTGCGACATTGATGTTTAGGGATTGGATGAAAAAGAATAACTTTGGACAATTCCTAAATAAATGGGGATACACCCTCGCCGCTTATGGTTCAGCAGTAAGTAAATTTGTAGAGCAAGATGGAAAACTAATTCCTTATGTTGTTGCTTGGGATAGGCTTATTTGCGACCCAGTGGACTTTTATTCTAATCCAATTATTGAAAAAATTTATTATACTCCAGCTCAATTAAGAGCATTACCTTATGATCAAGAAGAAGTTGAAAGAGTTATTAAAGCAAGTCAGCAAGCAGGAGAAGTAAGAGAAGATTTAGAAGGACAGACAATAGATAATAGAGCAGAGTATATCGGAGTATATGAAATACACGGAGAATTGCCTTTATGGTATTTAACTTTTAAAGAAGGAGATGAAGACATTTATCGCCAGCAAATGCACGTTGTCTTTATTAAAAAAGGAAAAAATAAAGAAGACGACATAGAAACAACTCTTTATTCGGGTAGAGAAAAACAAAATCCTTATTATATTTCACACTTGATTGAACAAGAGGGAAGAACTTTATCTATTGGAGCAGTTCAGCACTTATTTGATAATCAATGGATGGTTAACTATTCAGTTAAACTTATTAAAGACCAGTTAGATTTAGCTTCAAAAATGGTTTCTCAAACATCTGATACAGACTTTGCGGGAAGAAATGTAATGACAGACATTGACACGGGAGATATTTTAATCACGAAAGAAAATCAACCATTAACTCCTATAAACTTACAAGCAACCGCCTATAATCCTTTAATAAATTTCTTAGATACTTGGTATCAAGGAGGAAGGGCTATTACGGGGACACACGAATCAATTACCGGAGAGACGCTTCCATCTGGGACTCCTTATCGGTTGGGGGCTATGTTAAATACAGAATCCCATTCATTGTTTAGTATGATGGTAGAGAATAAGGGGCTTCATTTGGAAGAGATGATAAATAAATATGTTTTGCCTTTCTTTAAAAAATCATTAAAAACCACAAAAGAAGTTTCTCTTATTTTACAAGGAGAAGAATTAGAACAATTTGATGAGTTAACATTACCAGCAAGATTAGAGAGGGCTTTAAGAACAGAAATTATGGCAGGAAGAATGCCAACTATGAGCGAATTAGAACAAATGGTATTAGAAGAAAATCGTTTGCTTGGTAGTTTAAGACCGATAAAAATAAATAAATCTTGGGCAGATTACTTTGCTGATTTAGATTTAGATGCAATTGAGATAGATATTACAGGTGAACAATTAGATAGAGCAGAATTCTATTCAGCAATCAATTCTATCTTACAAATGTTGATGTCTAATCCTAATGCTTTACAAGACCCGAATATTAGAAAGTTATTCTATAAGATATTTGATAAAGTAGGAGTAGTAAGTCCACTTGAAATTGCTAAACCCAGTCCATTAGGACAAATGGGACAGATAAGAGAAAATACTGGTGGCATTGCTGGTCTTCCCGAGATAGGGCAAAGACCAGAGGTCGGCATTGCCTCAATTTAAATTAAATAAAAGATATGGAACAAGGAAAACAAATGAGATTTACAGAAGACGAACTTCGTCTTATCAGGGATACTTTTAAGGGTAATGACCGATTACTTAAATTAATGAGAAAAGTATTCCTTCCTGAATTAGATCCTGATGCTCCGTTGGGGCAAGTTATTGATTTGTGGTTATCACTTCCTCTCAAAGAGATGGATCCACGAGACGCAATGGTAAATATGTTAGCAAGAAATCAACTTATAATGCACGTGGAGCAACAATTGATGCAATTACAAGCATTGGCTAATAGGGAAGAATTAACAGAAGAACAAAAACAAATAAAAGAGAAAAAAAATAATGGTCGTTAAAATATAATTTGGCAGAGAAGTTCTGCCTTAAAAAACTTCTATGAACAAAGAAAACTTGGTGGACGCTGACACCTTAAACAGCGAGGTTCAGGATACCTTACCTGAAGATACAGATGAGAGTCTTGAAGAGTTTGATGTTCAAGAGGAAACTCAAGGGGAAACTCAAGAAAAACCTCAAGACACTCAACAGGAAGATGTAGTAGAAAAACTACGAGCAGAGTTAGAAAAGTTAAAGCAAGAGGCAAGGAATCAAAAGATTCGTGCTGAAAAAGCCGAGAAACTTGCTAAATCTGCTGCTAAGCCTGATTTAACTCCTACTGATATCTATGCTTTATTAAAAGCAGATGTAGAGGAAGAGGATTTTCAGGAAGTAGTTGATTATGCTCATCTTAAAGGGATATCTATCAAAGATGCCCTGAAATCAAGCGTTGTTCAAGGAATCATCGCTGAAAAGAAAGAGGAAAGAAGGACTGCTGAAGCTACTGCTACTGGCAATAAGCGTAGCAGACCAAAACCTCCAACTGGCGATGAACTCCTTCATAAAGCAAGAACAACTGGAGAATTACCTGATAGAGAAGAAGACCTTCAAGAATTAGTATCATCTGCTATCAATAAAAAATAGTTTCTGATGGAATCTGATGGAATGGTCGTATTAACTAAATTACTGAAATGGCAAACACAATTTCAGACAAGACTTGGCGAGATAAATATAGATTAGCTGCCTTGGATCAGATTCTTAGACGCAATTTAATTGCAGAAGCTATCTGTGAAGTAGATAGAAGTGATGCAAAAAGGATTGATTGCCCTTATGGCTCACAATCAACAGCAGTTTTACAAGAACTTAAAGGGACATATATTCCTGCTACATTTACTACGACTGATGATTATTTACAAGTCAATCACGAGGTAATCGCATCTGAACATATTTATGATTTTGAGAGCGTTTTCTCAAACTTCGATTTGTTCTCTTCACGATTCAACGAACAGGCTTTCGCAGTGGCAGAGAAAATTGACAAGATGGTTCTTAATGAATTAACTGATAAGGCAGGAGAATCTTATTCTACCCCAGCAGGCGGATTCACTTCCGAAAATACCCCAGTAATCTTTTCTAACTTGATTAGTAAGGTTGCAGGGTATGCTGATGCCTATAAAGGTCTCTTCATAGTCCTTGAAAATACTGATATTCCCGGAATCATTCAAAAGCAAATTAACAGCGGTTTCTCTTATGCCGATATGGCATTAAAGAATGGATTTCTTACTTCCTATATGGGGGTAGATATCTATGTAACCCGCACAGGCACTTTTGTTAGTGATATCATAGACGAAGATAGTGGCTTAACTTATACTAATTCTGGACATCGAGTGTTCGGAGTTAAGAAAGTTGCTACTTATGCTTCTGCTCGAGGTGTCAGATTCGAGGAAAAACCAGTTTCCGGCAAAACCGGCTTGGAAGTAACCACCATTGCTTATGTTGGATTTAAGCTTTGGGAAGTCAAGAAAAACTTAATCGTAGACATTACGATTACAGCTTCCTAATCCAATGCTAACCCTTAGGGGTTGGCAGAGGGGGTTAAGCCATCAGTTAGCCCTCTCTGTCAGCCTCTAAATTAAAAATAAGGCAAAAGTATAATAAAAATACTAAAATATTATAGGTTATACTCAAAATTGAGTATAATTGTACTCAATTTTGAGTATAATTTTGAGTATAATATGGATATTGTTTACTTAAACACAAAAACAAAATGGGATT